ACTTAACCTCCAGGGGTCTGTTGAGTAGGAAGATCCTATTCTTCAACAGGTCGGCATAGCCGTATCTTCAAGGAGTCAAGACAATGGCATCGATTCCCGTCTCAATCATTGCGGTTCGCGTTCCTGCAGGAAAATGTCGGAGGAAACTCCAAAACATTCTGCGGAGGCACGATCTTGCCGTGATCGGTGGGGTTGATTGCCATAGCGCCTTTGGCTTTGAAGAGGAGACGTCTATCGAATATAAGGTCACAGAAGTTGATGACTATCGGTACGTTGAACAATTCGTACTGACGGCTCAGATTCGGACCGTGACTGAATAGACGGTATTAATGTCGCCTGTCTTAGCGCGGCTTCGCCGCGTTAAGATGAGGTCAAGAACATGTCTCTCGCCGGTTTCACGAATGAAACCGGGTACCATCAGCGCTCTGCGCTTGCGCAGGGTTACCAGTATGGTACCTATTACGGACAGCCAGTTGGGGAAATCATCTACGATGAACCCTACGTGGCGGAGTACGCTTCTAAGCCTTTGGCCACTGGAAGCGATCACCACAGGCCGACAGACTGGTTTAGGTCTGTTGGCACAATTGTCACGAATAAACCCTCGACAAAACATCGGTTGGTTCATAATGGTGACGGTGAAGACCGTCATGTAGTCGTCGATCTCCGTGTCGACGATCATATAACTAACCACTATAAAACCTTCTCGTACGAAGTCATTATCAATGGCTCGGACGAAGCGCACAATGCTGCGCTGACGAAGGCCAAGAACAAACTCAAACCGGATAACACCGGTTGGGGTGAGAACTTGGGTCAGGGTAAGAAGACATGTGAAGATCTAGCCAAACGCGTGGGCACCTTTGCGGAACTTCTTCTCGCAATGAAGCGAGGGAATGTCCGTGAGGCAGCCAAGCGGATGGGTAAACTAGGTCCTGGTCAAGCGTCGAAAGACGTGGCGTCTTTGTGGCTTGAATATCAATACGTGGTTAAACCCACGATGAATGATATTTATGGTCTTAACAAAGCTGCCATCGATGCTCTTAAGATGGTGCACCCGTTCAACGTGGTGTCCACCGCACATGCTGACAGCGATTATCAGTTTGTGTTCGATACTCTAGATGTGCATGCCGCCGGCAAGTCGAGCTTTCGGGCCCAGCTTAACGGTAGTATGGCTAACACAGCTAGTTATCTCTTAGACTCGGCTGGACTTGTTAATCCAATCGATATCGCCTGGGAACTCCTTCCATGGAGTTTTGTAGTTGACTGGTTCATTCCAGTTGGCAACACCCTTCAAGCGATGACTGCGGGTTACGGCCTCAACGACAACGGAGGATGGATCACCAATCACGTAGACACCACTTTGAGAATCCAGCAAGTGCTGGATATCGAGGATGGTACCGACGGGTATCGGATGGTTAATCCTGGCGCGTTCGAAGAAAGACGATTCGCGTTCAGTAGGTACTGTTTTATTGCTTGGCCCGAATGGACTGGGTTTTATACAGCCCTTAATCCGTATTCAAGCGCTCATGGGTTGAACGCCCTGGCGCTTCTACGCCAATTGGTCTGACAATCCCGTCAGGCCAGAATCAGTACAGTGGACACTAAAACTCCACTATATTAACGGAGCACAATATATGCCCGCTCTCGCCAACGTGGTCCTCAAGGACCACGCAGACGCTGATGTGACTTTTGTCCCTCGGGACTCGGTCGCTGGCCTCTCGACACTCGTCAACTCTTCGGGTGTTCCTGCCGGTGAAAAGACTTTGACGGTTTTGCTATCAAAGACTCAAACCGGTAAGCGGAAAGGTTCCATTCGATTGGCCCTTCCCGTGGTGCAGGACGTCGTGGTCTCGGGTATCAGCAAACCGACGAAGGTTCGTACGGCGTACGCCGACATCCAACTAACGTTTGATGATACGTCTACTACCACGGAACGCCAGGATATGAGGAAGGCCCTCGATGCGCTCATGAGCACATCGATGGTTACCTCACTGATCGACGACCTGAACGCCCCCTACTAGGGGGTGCACATGGAAGAAGATCAGTATCCTGACGTTCGGGTGCGGTTTTCCGCATCCACGAGCGAGAGAGTCTATGTTGCAGTTTGTGTGGTGGTCGTGATTTACCTCGCGATTCTCCTTGCAGGTTGTGCAGCGATTTTCTCGCTATCTACTGCTTCCGATGGGAATTACCTCACCGGAAATTTCATGATTGGAGAACCACATGGAAACCAAACATCGGAGCCGGCAAACAATGAAACCGGTTTTGATTCCGAAGGACTTGACTGAAATCCTCGTAGCAAAGATCATGGAATTAAGGTCATCGATTAAAACCGATTACCTCAAGACTAATGTGATCTCCAAGTACGTGTCTGACCAGACTGATCCTCCTCTCACGAGGCGGACGCGAGCCATCAATAAGTGGTTAGCAACAGAGGTCGACAACGAAGCTACCAATGTACGTCTTTTAATGACGCCCGCGGAATATAATATTCTACCGCGGGTAACGTACGGTGACTTCGTGGACTGGTGCCGAGCGTTCATAAGCCGGACCATTGGGGACACGCCACCTGTGGACGCCCTTATAGGGTCGTTTTCGGGTGGTGCCTCAACAAGTCGCTCACGTACTTCGAGCCAACCTAGCTCGAAGTATCTCGGAAAAGCACACGCCACAAGACGCTGTCTTGATATTTTCGGCTCTATATGGGACGAGATGCCAGGATGGCTGCTTGCAGGGGATGATCTCGATATACAGATTGTTCCCGGTAACGTGATGTTCACTGTTCCCAAGAAAACTGATATAGATCGAGTTGCCTGCAAGGAACCTGATCTGAATATGTTCATCCAGAAGGGTATAGGCAATTATTTCCGTAAATGCCTACGCCGTGCCGGAATAAACCTCAATGACCAGGCCATAAACCAGTCGTTGGCTCTAGAAGGTTCGATCACGAATAATCTCTCGACGCTGGATCTCTCCAGTGCAAGTGACTCCGTGACCGAGGGTCTTGTAGCCCTTCTCCTTCCAGAGATCTGGTACACCCACCTTGACGCTGTTAGGTGTCAAGTCACCATCATTGATGGTGAGGAACATCAGAACCAGATGTTTTCCAGTATGGGCAATGGGTTTACATTTGAGCTACAGAGTCTTCTCTTTCTAGCTCTCATGAAAGCCACTGCGTTCTTTACTGGTACACCTGGAGTCATATCCGTATACGGTGATGACCTAATCTGTCCTAGACAGCTCACAGATAAACTTATTTGGGTCCTTTCATATTTCGGCTTTACGGTTAATTCCGAAAAGTCGTGTGTCGAAGGTCCATATAGAGAGTCTTGTGGTGGTCATTATTGGAACGGTGTTGATATCGCTCCTTTCTACATTAAGGAACCGATAAGGACGTTGCCCGACCTCATTGACGTTGCTAACAAGCTTCGAAAATGGGGAAGCATATCCGGACTCGGTATAATAGACCCCGAAGTCGAGCCGATCTGGCTTTGGCTGAAGAGTTTTATTCCTCAGTGTCTGTGGGGCGGTGAGAATCTCTCCTATAAATACCAGTTAGTGTCGAAAGACACCTCCTCGCATCGCCTCTCGGAAAAGAGACGACAGAAGAAGGCTGGTATTGGAGGGTATTTTCATTGGCTTAATGTCACATGGGATCGTAATCTCCTACATGAGGGAATTCAAACCTCCCTTTTAACAGAAACGAGGCCTTCGGCCTACGATCTGAAGAGAGTACGAACACCAGCAGTGCCTCCGTTACAGGCCTTGTTCCTAGAGGAACTTGGTCGGTAACCGAGAATCTAGGGGTAAACCCCAAAATCCGCTGATGCGGTGGCCGACTAAGCTAACACTTAGTCTATAACTTCTTG